TTTACCATACTCCCTTCCTACAGTTACAGACACATACGTTCTATTCTTAAATCGCTTATCTAATTCATTATTATAAGTCCATTTAGGCAAACTAAAATATCCTTGGCTTTCTAAATACTTTAATCTTGTCCTATTAGTTGCACATTGTTGAACAATATTTTTAATGCTGCAATTAGGATGCTTATTAATATAATCTATAATAAATTTTGCTTGTCGTTGGTCGTCTAGTTTAGTGTACATCTTTCACTCCATGCAATTGTTCTATAATTCTAGCAAATTGTATCATTCTTTCTATAGTCATTGGCTCATATCTTGTTGGAAATACTTTACTATAAGCCTTTATTATTTCTTCTTGTGTTAGTGGTTTAGAGTCCATTGTTAGCTTCTGCTAATCGTTTACTATCATACTTAGATAATCCTTTATATTCCTCTACAGGTTCACCAGGAAACAATGGTGTTATCTTAATGTGATGGGTTGTATTCTTTAAGTCGTTTAAATATGATAATTGGTTAGGATGAAATGACCATAAATAAGACTTCTTTAGGTCACCTGACTTTATATCAAATTCCTCATATAAAAATGCTAGTGGTTCTTTTTTCATTAGTAAAATACCATCCTTCCTATGTGCGTTTTTTTACGTTTACCGAACCATTCTTTCTTTGGCGGTATTGAGTCATCATGAAAATATAAAGCATTTGCAACTGGGTTAGTATGTTTATGATAAATAACCGTATCAATAACCAAAAGTTTAGTCTCCAAATACGCCCTTTCATCAACTGGATAGTGGTCTTCGTCTTGCACAGCAAACTGATTATTAGCATAAACGACAGAGCATACAGAATAACCCCAACGACCAGAATGCAACCTATTACGAATAACATTTATAACACCTACCTTTTCTTCTAGTGTTCTTGTATTAACTTCATGATACACAGCAGTTGCATAACACGCTATATCTAATTCTAAATTATGTATATCCATTATAGACCTTTCATGATTATCTAGTGTCTAGTAAATCTACACAAGCGTATAATTCTATTATATTGTGCAATTAAGCATAATATATTACTTAAGGATTAATACCATGTGGACAACTCCAGCAGCTACAGAAATGCGTTTTGGCTTTGAAGTAACTATGTACGTAATGAATAAATAGTTTATACTGATTGAGGGTGATAGCGTTCCTCAGAAAATCGGTATCGCCATTAATTAAGGGGAAGTAAAACTCCCCTTTTTTATTAAAAAAGAACATCTTCATCTGCACCTTCAACAGCAGGTTTAAGTCTTTCATCCGTTGCTACCATTGCTACAGCACCAGCAATAAATTTACCATTAGGACCTTCTTTAACCCAACCTGATAAAGTAAATTCAATACCATCTACATTTAACTTTCCTCTATAGTCTGGTCGTTTAGGATTATCACCTTTGTCATTCTTGTTTAAGGTAAACGTGTTTGTTTTGTCATACTCAGCCATATACTACTCCTTAAGTTTTAAAATTGTTTGTTCTACTTCGTCTAGAAACTTTACTACTTCTTCTTCTAATTCTGCTATGTAAGTATCATCCCTGTCAACCCTAGCTACAAATAACTGTAACTCTTCTGGGAAGTTAGGATTATAACTTACAAAGTCTACCCACTTAGCACCGGTACAAGCTAACTGCCATTGCATCTGTGGTATGTACTTACTAGGAACTGACTTACTCATTAACGTATTAGTATGTGTAGTTTCTATGGGACATTTAATCTCTATAAGCCCTGCATACTTACCTTCTTCTTCTGCATTCACTGCTCCATCTGGACTAGCACCACTATTTTTAATAACAGGATGGTCAAAGAATCCGACTTCTGTTACAGATACCCCTCTAGTTCTTTCATAAAGCTCCCTGGCAGCACTTTCTCTTTCAATCCCATCTAGCATAGCCTGATTAACAAAACTATCGCCTTTCTTGCCTGTAAGACGTTCTGATACAAGTTGGATGAGGTAGTTTTGACGAGATGTAGATACGCCTGTTTTAGTCTTGGCGATAACATCTGATAAACGTGATGCAGTCACTTTCCCTAATCTCTGAGCCATCCATGACTCATTTACAACCCCATCTATTCTTTGCGCTTCCATTATAGGAAGTCCTTGCTAGATACTGCCTTTGGAGCTAGTTGTTCTGACTCAGGAATATCCTCACCGCTATAAATATAAAGACCAATACCATGTAACGCAATAGCCTTAGCTAAACAACGCTGCATAGCTGTATTAACTGCCATAGCATCAGGGTTAGGAATAGCTTGGTTTCTAAAGTTAAGCACAGGTAATTGTGAAGTCATAGACTTACCAAACGCATGGACTGTGCAGAATACCATAAGTGTTTCACCAAACTGTTTAGGTTCACCATATCCCCATGATGCAGTTGGGTCTTGCTGTAGAAGTGTATCTACAGCCCAAGCCCATGATAAGTAAGATAGACCATTTTTTTTCTCAATATGGTCTGATACATTAATCTTGCGTAGTTCGTTATAGTTCATCTTTGCTCTCTCCTCTTGTTGATGTTGTTGCATCATCACTTGGTCGTAATGTTGTTGTTGTGACATTTGCTCTCTCCCATTTATCGTTATCTAATTTAAGTTCTTCGTTTAATTCTTTTAATATTTTAGCTATATGTTCTAAACCATTAGCCATATTATATACCCCCAACACACAAAAAGGAATAGCCATAAGTATTTATTCATATTGCACCTGCTAACTTACCCATAACCCATAAGCATAATCCTACATAAACCCAGAATAGTGCTGCTGTTGCTATCATTGTCGTAATTTTCATGTCTCTCTCCTAAAATTGACAATTGAACATTAAACCTATAAAAAACACATGTCAAGTATTTTCTAACAAATAAATAGTTTACAACTAGAATTAGTTATGTTAATGTTTTTTGGCATTATTAACCAACAGGAGAGCATTATGATTACAAACGTATTAGGAGAGTTACTAGAAGCAAAAACAGCACTATTTAAAATTCATACTATTTTAGAGTTAGCAGATGGTCATTTAACAGATGGTGGTCTTGAATTAACAGAGACAGAATGGTCAGCGATTTATGATGCTATTGAGAAAGGTTTAGGTGAAGATAGTGTACAAGATTAAAAACTGGGAAAAGTTTAATCTCTATAACCCAAAGAACCCAAGATACCAAAAAAAGATGACGTGGTTCAAATTTTATGGTACTGATTACATAAACAACATAGATATACATAAGCTATCTTTTGAACAAAAAGCTGTTTTAGTAGAGTTGTGGTGTTTAGGTTCTGAAAGTGACGGAGTGTTACCAGAGCTGTTTGAAATAGCTTTTAGACTTCATTATCCTATTGATTTTGTTGAGAAATTAGTAAAAGAACTATTTACTAGAGGATTACTAGTAGAAAACTACGAGCCTGTTAGGATAGAGAAGAGAAGAGAAGATAAGATAAGAGAAGATATATATGTCGTTAAAACGACTAATAGGTTTGAAGAATTTTGGGAAAGCTACCCTAATGTTCGTAAAGTAAATAAGAAAACATGTATTGAAAGATGGGCTAATAAAAATCTTGACGGTATAGCAGATGAAGTGATAGGGTATGTAAAGAAGATGAAAGATACTCAATCATGGAAAGATGGATTCTCACCAGCACCTTTAACGCTTTTGAACCAGGAGAGATGGAATGATGGTGATGTTCCTAAACTACGTAACGCATGGGATAATGCTAAATGAAAATTGGAGAAGCATTAGATAGATTAACAGTTAGCAAAGAAACTATTACTCAATATTTTAATAATGAATATGGTTCTAGTGAGTTCTTAGTAAAAGACAGTTCTGTTTTTACAGATGACGTTGTTAAATATTTTTCAGAAGAAATATCATCTGGTAAGTCTTTAGGGTTTGTTAAGAGTGAACAAGATTTTAGAGTCAGACCATCTGAGCTTACGGTTGTAACTGGCGTTAGTTCGCATGGGAAAAGTCTTTGGCTTTCACAAGTTGTATTAGCTCTTATGGGTCAGCAAACTAAATGTTTGATAGCAAGTCTAGAAATGCGTGCAGTACTTACTCTTTCTCGCATGGTCCAGCAAACTTTAAAGTCTACAGACCCAACAGAGGATTACATACGAAAATTTTGCAGTCGTGCATCTGATAAACTGTGGATTTACGACCAGACAGGCAGCACAACTACAGCCGATATGATAGCTACTCTTTACTATGGCAAGCATGTTTTAGGTGTAGAGGTATTTGTTATAGACAGTCTTATGAAGATGAGTGATATATCTGAAGATAATTACGAGAAGCAAAAATTGTTTATTGATAGACTTGCAACATCTTGTCGTGATTTAAACATACATATATTTTTAGTTGCACATACTCGTAAAATGGCAGATGAAACTATAGCACCAGATGCTACTCATATTTTAGGAAGCTCGCATATTCGCAATTTATGCGATAATATCTTATGTGTTTACAGATGCAAAAAGAAAGAACGTGATATTGAGAATGGTGAAAAAACTGCGGAAGAATTAAAAGGCGTTCCTGATTGTGTAGTATACTTACAAAAACAACGTAACTATCCTGTAGAGGGCAGTTGGGGATTTTATTTTGATAATAAAGGTTTAAGATACAAGGAGAGTCCATGACCATAAATGAATTTATCAAGCAATGCAAAAAAGTATTTGGAGATGACATTCAATACAAAGCAACTTCTAAAGACGGACAAGTATTTAAAACGAAAGGATGGAGAGATGATAAAGTGGTCGCTTACTCAAGAAAACCTACCAATGTTGTACGAGAAATTAAAGGCACTTGACTTTACTAAACGTTGGCGTGTAACAGTAACAGACGCTAAATTAAACAGAAGTCATGAACAAAATGAAAGGCTATGGCAACTTTATACAAGCATATCTCAGCACACAGGTATTGAAAAAGATAAAATACATGAGCTTATGGGATATAAATTTTTAAGATACCAAACAGAAATAGCAGGTATGCCAGTAGAACTTATAAAGTCCACAACAAAACTAACAACATCAGACATGACTGAATATCAAAACTCAATAGAAATTTGGGCGCAAACTAATTTAGGTTGGATGTGGGATTATAATGAATTATAGAAATAAAAAACTATTAGAAATTGTTAGAGAAGCTCCATGTATGATGTGTTCAATGCAAGATGGAACAGTTTGTGCAGCTCATAGTAATCAATTAAGAGATGGCAAAGGGAC